GAAGATCAAGCTGAAGGCAATTATCTGATTGAGCGTGTGTGGGCAACCGGAGGTGTTGGGCCTGACGGGGTGCTGTACCCAGGATGTGTGGATAACGACCGGCGTCCAGGTCACGTACCATCCAACTTGCAACCCCCGCTGATCTCGATTGCCAGCGTTGACCCATCACCAACCATGTTTTGGGCTATCCAATGGTGGATATATCAGCCTGAAACCAACCTTCGATTCCTAATTGACGTTGAACGAGTCAAACTTACAGCCGAACAGCTACTTGGTTTTGATACTACGACTCGGGACTATTCCGGGATTATGGAAGATTGGCAGAACAGAGCAATGGACATGGGCTACCCCATCTCACACTGGGTGGTCGAAGTTAACGCAGCCCAACGATTCCTTTTGGCACACGACTTTGTACGCAAATGGCAGTCACGACACAACGTAAACGTCATTGCACACACCACCAGCCGCAACAAGATTGACGAAAACCTCGGTGTGGAAGCTTTGCTCCCACAACTCTTCCGGTCCGGCGCTATCCGGACACCGTCTATGCGTGAAAACTGGAAAACGTTAGCGTTCATTGAAGAACATTCATCATGGACTAGGGACAAGAAAAACGGTACTGACCTTGTGATGGCGTGTTGGATGGCAATGCTGCATTTACCCAACTTGTCACCCATAAGTCGACCACAAAAGAAATGGCGACCTTCTTGGCTCGTATGATAACTTTGTAACACTTACGCGAACCGAGGTTTTATGGCTACAGCAAAAAAGAAACAAGGCAAAACCAAATCCACAGATGAGGGTTATGTTGCTCCCCCTGGTGCGACAAACGCTAACAGGCTTAGTGGCGCGTACAGCGACAAAGGAATGTCAGTAAAGCAATACCTTGATTCACTTTACAAACAGACACCAAAACAAAAAATACCAAAACTTCCGTCTTCATCCAAAGGTGGTTCGGGTCCGTCAAGAGGTTCTGGTAGCAACATGGGTGGTCGCGGCAACATGGGTGGCGGTCTTCGCAAACAAGGTAAGTAACTAATTGCTTACCACTGAAGAAATCGTTGCTCTCTATGAGCAGAGGCGCAGAGCGCAGGGTCCTTTGCAGGAACAAATGCGTCGTGTACGCGATCTTGCCAACGGAGACGTAATCGTTCCCCTGAACGAACTAGACAAAAACGCTAAATCTTCGGTAGCAAACCTATTGGTGCAGGGTTTGGATCAGATGTCCATGCGCGTGACATCAACAATGCCATCCCCATATTTCCCGCCAGTTAAAGAAGGATCAGAACGATCCAAGTCATCTGCCCGTATGCGTAAACGTGCCATGTTGTCCATCTGGGACCACAACCGTATGCAAATGAAGATGCGCCGTCGCGCACGACACCTACTTGGCTACTCCCAATCAGCTGTTGTCATCAAGCCAGACTTCAAAACCTTGATGCCAGTATGGTCTGTACGTAACCCGCTGGACACTTTTGCTGCACCAGTGGACGATCCGGATAACCCGATCCCAGAAGACTGCATCTTTACTTACAAGGCAAGTGCGAGTTACTTGTTGCAGAACTACGGTCAACTTGTATTGGGCAAACTACGTTTGGGCAAAATTGCTGCTGACACCCGTTACACCATGCTCGAATATGTTTCACCAGAGTGCATCCAGCTTATTGTTCTTGGTGCAGAAGACTCACCAAACTTAACTCCAGGTGAACGTGCCGGCATTGAAGCATTGATGCTCGAATACATCCCGAACCGTACAGGTATGCCACTAGCAATTGTTGCTAACCGCATTACTATAGACAAACCGCGTGGACAGTTTGATGGTGTGATGGGAATGTATTACACCCGCGCACGACTACAAGCACTCACCGAAATTGCTATCGAACGCGGTATCTTCCCTGAAGAATACCTAATTGCTCGACCAGGTGAAAACCCTGAGATTCTACAAATTGCTGACGGCAAGGCCGGACAACTTGGTGTTGTTAAGGGTGGCGACATTCAACAGTTGCAACTCAACCCAGGCTACAAAACCGATACCGCACTTGACCGCTTGGAAAGACAAGAGCGTTTAGAAGGTGCGATCCCTGCCGAGTTCGGTGGAGAGTCAGCATCAAACATTCGTACTGGTCGCCGTGGAGAATCCGTCTTGTCAGCAACCGTTGACTTCCGTGTCCAAGAAGCACAAGCAACCTTCGAGCAATCCATCCTTGAGGAAGACAAAGTTGCTATTGCCATTGAAAAAGCATATTGGGGCAACGAACAAAAGTCTTTCTTCTTCGGACGCAAATCATCCGTCGGAGAAGAAACCTATACACCAAACAAACTTTGGCAAACAGATTTCCACTATGTCGCATACTCTGCTGCCGGCTCCGATGTTAACTCGCTAATTGTCGGCCTCGGTCAACGACTCGGAACAGGACTTATGTCCAAAGAATCCGCTCGTGAAGCCGACCCGCTGATCAGCGACCCGGACTTGGAACATGATCGTATTATTTCAGAAGGAGTTGAATCTGCTTTACTTACGAGTATTCAACAACAGGCTTCGGATCCTAATGGTCCGTATCAGCCAGAAGATTTGGCATATCTAACCAAGCTTGTTGTCGAACAAGACCTGCCGCTGTTCGAAGCTGTACGTCGTACCGATCAACGCGCTAAAGATCGTCAGGCAACACCAGCACCAGCCGGTACACCTGAAACTATGCCAGGCATGGGTATGCCAGGTATGGGTATGGAACAACCAGCAGGCCCACCAACAGGTGGCCCACCACAGATTGGTCAGTTACTCGCACAACTAGGGGGACAATGAGCGACGTTCAAGCAGGAACTAACCGTGTAGCAATTCAAGCCGCAACAGGTCAGACCTATGGCAAAGCAACACAACAAATGGATGCACAACGTGCCGTCCCAATGGGCGCACCACCAACAGAAATACAACGTCCGGTCCCTGGGACACTGGGTTCGTTGACCCGCCCAACTGAACGGCCAATGGAACCTATTACTGCTGGCGCATCGTTTGGAGCAGGACCTGGCCCAGTAGGTGCTGGTATTCCGCAACCATCCGGAGACAGCGCACTAGAAGAACTTCGAATGATTTTCCAAATGTACCCAAACAGCGATCTCGCAGATTTGATTGACTCGTATTCACGTGATGGTTTGTAATGCCATCATCATTTGTTGACGGCGTATCCGAACGGCGTATTAACGACTTTATAGCTAATAGAGAAAAACAGCACACCCTCTACAAAGCTAACGCAACACCAAAGCTCGCTGAAGCCGCTGCAACCATTTATCGGAATAGCCCATGGTTGACACCGGGACAAGTTTTAGCGTTAGCAAAATCAAACGCTTCCCCGCAGGCAACAGAACTTGCATCCGAGTTGCAATCAAGAATTGTCCCTGCCGCGCTTGACCCACAAAAGCCGAAGAACCAATCGTGGTTTGAACGCAATGTTTACAACAACATAAAAGAAACTGCACGTTGGGGTTTTGCTGCTCTGCAATTTGTCCCTGATGTAACACAAAACCTTGCTTCGCAAATCTTTTCGGAGAATGATCCTGACGGTTTTGATGGATGGTTCAAATCGACAGCGCTGGGAACAATGACCGGTGCATCACAAGGTGACACGACTCTTGTAACAAACCCAGATGGAACACAATCACGTGTTGCTGTTGACGCCGGCACTGGCTGGTTCATGTCTGGGACTGCGGCAGAGAAACAATCTGAACGTGCGAGACAGGTACGAGGAACAATCAACGGAAGCGCTTGGACGGTCGGCCGTGGTGCTGCATCAGCAGTGTTCGCTCCGGGTTCCATGCAATACAACTTGTTGTCAGGATTTCTTGACGCTGCTGTAAACGTTCTTGCTGACCCGACTCTTTATGCTGGCCAAGCGTTGAAGGCTGCTCGCGCCGGTGAAGAAGTGACGAAGGGCTTGATTGGGACCAAGGCTATATCTAATGTTTTGGCTAAAGGACTTACAGAGTCTGGGTTAGTTAAGAGTGCTGCAATCCAAGGACTGAAAACGGCGGATGAACTTGCTGCTGCAAGAAAGATTGCTGATGCCGGAACCCGTGCTTTGGCCGGATTGTCCACATCTGAAGCGGCAGCATTTGACAATTCCGCGTTTATGAAGTTCTTTCAAACCGATCGTCGAGCTGTTCGTCTAGTCGAATCGCTGGCTGATCCAGCCAATAACAACGGTTACAAGATTTTGAAAGATGTTTTTGATTTCAAGATTGACGCAGAAACTGCACAGCGTTTAGCTAATTCGACATCAAAAGACCAAATTTATGCTTTGTTAGGTGAGCAAAGTTCAATCCTCAAAGATGTTTCATCTCGTATGTTGCCGGGAGATATCCGAGATATACGCGGAGCCAAGTGGGGAACCGTAGTGAAAGAACGAATTCCTTTTTACAACAACTTTAGGGATTCACGTTTGTTGACAGAAGTTCCGGACACTCTAGTTATCCACGGATCATCTTCGGACAGAGTAAAAGCAATTAAAGATTACGGCAATTACCTAAACACAATCAAGGGTGGGTTTACGGATACCGTCGAAGGCGAAACGCTAATGAAGAACATTTTCTCTGCGTACGCCGACAACTCGAAAGCTGGTGTTGATGCTGCCCGCGACGCATTTGATTCGACAGTAAAAGTTTTGATGAAGGAAGAAGGCGCAAGTGACGCAGTTGTCAAGAACATTTTTGACAACATACAAGGCAACCTTGAAGAAACAAAAAGATACTTTATTGACGAAGCCGGCAACCCAGCTGATGGCGGCATGGCACAAGCACTTATCAAAAGCGGGTTGGTAGATAAAGCACAATTTGGGAACCTGTCCCCACAACAGATTGATGCGCTTGTCTTGCACGGTCCTGGTTCCGTGGTGGAACTCCTCAATAGCGCACACGTACTGCCAGATGTTCGACAAGTCCGTCGCATCACCGGCAACCCTTTCTTGAAAAAAGTTTTAACCAACCCTGATACCGCTGACGCAAGAAGTCTTATTGCCGCAACAGAATACATACAAAACAATATTTGGAAACCGGTGACTCTTGCTACCGGTGGATACATCATGCGAAATATGTTCGACGCCCAAGTGCGTATTGCCACTATTGGAAAAGAAGGTTTCTTCAACCATCCGCTTCGATACATCCAGTGGGCAATGAAAGAAAAAGGTGCTGAACGTATTGTCGGAAAAGCATTCGATGACCTTATCGATACAACAGCAGCCAACTGGGACGACGTTACTGACTATTACCACGCCGCCATGCAGATGTCCCTTGGGCAAAGCCTGGAAGACATTGTCCCTTCGCAAATCCGTGCGGTAAGGAACGGTTCATACAAAGTCGTAAACAAAATGGCCGAACCCGATCTTTGGTTGAAGGGCATGGTTGAGGAATATGTCCAGATAGCTAAGGACACTATTGAGAATGGTTACGCCAAAGGTCTTGATACCGATCAATTATTGAACTATCTAAAAACTAACGAAAAAGGCAAAGCTGCTGTTAAGCAAATTGAAGAATATTTGAAGGGTGGAATCAGCCTTGCTAATAGTTCCGGATACTCGCAGAAGGTAATTGTTTCGCAGGTCGATGACAACGTTCTTCGTGACTGGATCGAGAAGCTTGCTAAAGGAAGAGTCGATGTCAAGACTGCTGGCGATAGTGAATTGAAGTTTGCTATTGGTTATGGCCGTGTTCCTCTCCCACAAACTTCCGTCGAGGCAATATCAAGTATTAATCCAAGTCAGATCATCGACGGACCTGGTGCTGTCGGCATTGGGGGCAGGGCCGGCAAGGGATCATTGATTGATCTTGGACTGGACGCTTCCGGAAAACCTGAATACGGAATTGTGATCAACGAGTCCGGTGGCAACTGGCAAATACAGCGTGTATCGACAAATCGTTTTGTTGGGAAAACAACAGACGCAGAAGAACTTGTCCGCGGTCGGGCTGAACTAGCAAAATTTATTTCAGATAAGCAAGCAGTCGTTGATCTTCCTCAACACGCAAAGCTTGCCGAAACGACAGTTATCAAAGATGCAAAAAATCCTGTTGACAGAATGCTAAAGCAGGGGACTGACTGGTTTTTCCATAAGATTTACGAAAACAGGGTTGTTAATCCGATGGAGCGTTCTCCTTTGTACCGCCAGTTTTACTACGAGAAGGTATCAAAAAATGTTGATGCTTTAACGCCCGATGAAGCTAAGAAACTCATAACAAACATTGAAACTCAAGCCGCAAAAATTGACATGAAGCCAAAAGATTATGTTGGCACAACAGAAAATTGGAAAAAGATACAGTCGATGGCAAGCAAGGCAAATGGCACGGCGACAATAGAACAACTCGATGACTTTGCGGGTCTAATTGCCTTGGACAGCGTCAAAGAAGCGTTGTTCAATGCTTCAAATAAAAACAACTTGCAGGACATTCTGCGTATAGTCATGCCGTTCGGCGCTGCTTGGGCCGAGGTTCTTGGCACATACGCCAAGTTCGCTATTGAAGACCCAACACGTATACGCCGCGCACAACTTCTATTTAAGGGCGCAACAGATTTTGATCCAGACGGGAACGGAAGGGGTTTCTTCTATAAGGACCCAACAACAAACCAATACACATTTAACTTTCCATTGTCCGGTGAACTATCTAAGCTTGTGACTGGTATTGATGCCCCACTTCAAGGAACTGTAAAGCGAGTGTCTATTGGTTTAGACTGGCATCCGGCACTTGGGCCGGTAGGTCAGATTGCTGCAAGCAAACTCATCCCGGACACCCCAACGTTTGACGGCATAACAAGCATTTTGCTTCCTTATGGTCGCGGTACTGGCGCGACCCTAGAACCCTCGTGGGTTAAGAAACTCCGTTCAGGGTTGTTCGATGACCCATCAAAGCTTGACGGTATCTATGCGAATACGTACATCGATACCATGCGGGCGTTGTCCGCTTCAGGTAATTATGATTTGAATACCCCTGAAGGCCAGCGTCAGCTCATGGAAGACGCTAAAGGTAAGGCCCGTATTTTAACTTCGCTGAGGGCGTTGGGACAATTCTTTGGTCCAACGTCGCCAAGTGTGGAGTTCAATATTCCGACAAAAGACGGTGACATTCTTGCTTCACAACTTGTAAAAGAATTTTACCAATTACAGCAAAACAACTATGACACCGCTGTCGGTGAGTTTATGCGTATCTACGGTGAAGATGCTTTGCTTTACCTGTCGTCAAAGTCAAAAGCGACAATTACCGGACTGGAAGCAACCAGAGAGTTTGGTAACTGGGAACGCACAAACAAGGGCGTCATAAGGGATTACCCAGATATCTATGCTTTCTTTGCCCCGGGTGGATCAGAGTACGACATCAATGTTTGGCAGCGGCAGATAAGCAGCGGCAAACGAGAACGTCTCAATGACAAACAAGTTATAGAACAAGCCCAGTATCGTGTTGCTGCTACGCAGTACAAGTCGTACCGGTCACAGGTTGGTGCTTACCCAAACGAGGAGCAGCGAGCATGGTTAAAGAACGTGAGAGTGGCCCTACACGAAAAGTATCCTGGCTTCCCTGTCGTCCCAGAGTTTACTGTTGGCGTATTCGAAAAGAAGGTTGAACAAATGAAACAAGCTGTTTCTGACCCGCGACTAAAAGATAATGATGTGGCTAAAGCAGTTAACACCTACTTTGGTTATCGAGATCAAGTTCTTGCCCAATGGATTGCCTCCGGCGGTTCTGCTCAAGGACTGGCCACATCTAAGGGTGCTGAGCCGTTGCGAGGGTACTTGACTAGCATTGGTGATGCGCTTGCCTTACAAGTTCCAGATTTCGGGCGTGTTTGGGAACGTGAATTACTATCAGAGGTAGACCAATGAGCATGATGCCAAGCAAAAATGAGCCAGTTCCTGCAGCACCGGTAAACCCTGACCCACTTGGTCTTGGTCCTGCTCCTGTTGTCACTTCAAACAAACAGCAAGCCTTGCCTCGCGAGGTTTCCGGGCTTGCCCCAGATCTTGTTGGTAAAACAAAACTTGGTCAACAGACCGGTCCTGGAAAATATTTGTACCCAGGAAATTTTCTTGCTGACTCTAAAGGCATCGTTTACCGAGCTGCATACGATATGCAGAATGATCCAATTATTGAATTGACAAAAAACCTTAATACAACTGAACGTTTAGCTTTGTTGACCGAGCTGTACCAGCGAGATGTTTACGATGGAAAAACCAAGCCATCCGAAAACGGTCTAGCCCCGGCAGATATTAAAGCTATGCAAGACTTTTTAACTACAGCAAACACATATGGGTATGACTGGCAGACATCCCTTAATTTCTTCCGGCAAGATTTTCCAATTAAAAATGCTGGTGGGTCTGGACGTAAGGCGACTTCTGCTGTCGATTTAGGCAAAGCATTGCAGGATGAATCTTTTGCCACGTTGGGGCGAAAACTAACCAAGGAAGAATTGCAGCGGGCGATTCGCTCTGTGCAGTCTCAAGAGGTTTCTACGACTACTTCGACGAGTACTCTTGTTGACATGGCCCCACAGCAAGTAGACCCTACACAGGCTCAGGCTTATGGGTTTACTCGTGCAGCAGACATAGTTTCTCAGATGCTTAGGAATGGTGGATAATGGCCGACGAATCAGGTTTCATTCTTGCTGAAGGTTCAGCAGTAACCGGCGAAGGTATTACGTCGTTTGATTTCACCAACCCACAACTTCAAGTCCCTGCTCCCCCAACAAAAGAAACAGTAAAAGAACTAGAAAAGCTTTTGAGCGATCAGAAGACAACTTTGGATGCTATGCGCGGTGGATACGTTGCCGGTAAATCGTATAACGGCATCAAACCACGGAACGCAAACGACTTCGATGCTATTAAAAGTGGTTTGGCACAAATCATTAAAACTGATTTACCAACACAAATCAAAGATCGCAAATCCTGGGACAAAAAATATCAAATCAAAGTTAATCTCCCTGGCGCTAGGGACAAAGTCCTTTACTCCGGTTCAGAAGTTTATGATATCCAGCAGTACCACCGAAAAGCCGGCAACTATAACGATCCAGAAATTAAGGCATATACGGATGCTGTTAAAGTTGTCAATACGCTAGAAGCAAAATTTGCCGACAAGACAAGCAAGGAATCAAAACTGTCTAAAGCAGATCAACAATTGGCTTTGGCTGGTGCATGGCGTGTTGTTGAGTCGACACTTACGCCAAAAATTAAAGACCTGCGTTCAAAAAACTATCCCCTTGGTGTCGATATGTGGGGAAAGATTATTCGTAAGACAGACTTCCAATTGGCCTCAGAGGTTCCCGGAAAAGTCACCACTCTTGTTGATTCTGCCATCCAAGAAAAAGATAAAGAAACTTCTAGAACTGAAATTATTTCAACCGATAAATATGGTCGAACAACAGGGCAAGCAGATGTTCGCGATGAACAAAAATCTAAAGAGTACAGATTGTTCCAAGAACGTGCTATGCAAATTGCGGGTTCTAAGCCGGAAGTCGCCAGAGGGATAGTCAACGAAACTGTTTCCGCTCCGGTTCTCGCTGGTGCTTCTGTGTCTACCGCTGAGGCAACCCAACGTGGGAGAACAGCAGAATCTGCGCGCCTCGAAGCGATGGCCAAACAGTACGCCCAACCTGTGGATACCGCTGCTGCCGATATTAAACCTAAAGGGACTCCAGGAGCCGGTCAAACCGGTGTCGCTGGGGCCAGCGGAACAATCGGCGGTGGGACGACAGACACAGGAACTTTTAAAGTTGGCGACTGGCAAGCAGTATTGCAAGACCAGTTTCCTGGATATTCGAAAGACTGGCTAGCAGCAAACTCTGCGCAACATTTTGGTCAAGACATGATCAACTTGATGATCGAAGCGGCAAAGCCTAAGGGTGAGTTCCTCGGTTTAACTACTGAAGCTTCTGTGGCGGCATTTAAAAAGAGACTTAAGCAAACTGTTTATTGGCAGACAACTGAAACAACTGCAAAGAGTTTTGATCAGGCAATTGGTGTTGACCGCGATCGATTAATCAATAACAAAAAGTTGGAGATTGCAAACTCGTACGGTGACGTCTCGTTCGATGATGCGACCCTCACTCAACTTGCCACTAGTGCTGCACGTTTGGGTCTAACCGGTCTTGGTTTGCAACAGGCTGTATATGCTGGTGCGCTAAAGCCTGGGGCCGGAGGAGCGCAGACAGCGCTTGCCGGCCGTGTTTTGGAAGGTGCTGATGCTGACCGCATCCGCAACATCGGCCGTGCTTGGAACACAAAGATCACTGATGGTGAAATCCAGGCAATCTTGACCGGCAAAGCCGATCCGGCTACCGGCCTTGTGTTGACTGAGGACGCTTTGCGTGAACAGCTGCAGAAAAAGTGGAAGGGCGCTATGCCCCATCTGAGTAGCCAGTTCGATGCAGGTTTGACGTTGGATCAAATTGGTTCTTCATATCGCACCTATGCTGCACAGCTATTGGAGAAGCCGGAAGACCAGATTAATATGTTTGAAGGACCATACTTGCAAGCTTTTGATAATAACGCTGGTGGGCAATTGTCGCTGTCTCAGTGGATTGAAAAGGTTAAGACTGATGACCGTTTTGGTTGGCAGTACACAAAACAAGCTAACCAGCAGGCTACGGATGTTGCTTTGACTTTGGCTAGAGCGTTTGGGAAGGTTGCATAATGGTGAAGATGCGTGACCCTAATTGGACTGGTCCAGGACCAGGACCGATGATTGATGTTGCCGAGGTTGCCCCCGTCAGGGCTGCTGCCCCCGTCAGGGCTGCTGCCCCGTCTTTTGCAGACAACCCTGGGCAGGCACGGATTCAGGCCGAACAAGCAGCAGCAGCAGCAGCAGAAGAAGCTTCTTCCCCTGTTTACGCCGGCGGTGTCCCTAAGAGCGTTTTCGATGAAGCAGCACCTTATGTTGCACCAATCGTTACACCTGAAGAAACCGAAGCGGAGCGCATTGCCCGTTTGGATCGTGAAGCGGCTAACTCCCGTGCAGCAAATGATCTTCTTTTTGCACAACAACAAGCGGATCTAGAAACAAAACAACGTAAACAAAATGCACGTTCTACTATGGCCGCCGTTCTTGGTACTTACGGTTTGGGGGATTTAACCGATTTTGTTTATACCGAAATTATTGGAAAAGAAACCGTAAATATCAACAACCCTGATGCGGTCATTTTCGCTATACGTGAACAGCCTGCATATAAAAAACGTTTTGCCGGTAACGCTGCCAGATTGAAGGCTGGACTTTCTGAACTTGATCCGGCCTCATACATTGGTTTAGAGAATCAGTTCCGTCAAACTCTTCAATCAAACGGTTTACCGGCAAACTTTTATGACCAGTCCGATGACTTTCAGGCATTGATCGAAGGTGACGTTTCTCCGGCAGAGTTGAATGAGCGCGTACAACAGGGTTACCGTGCTGTGGCTGACGCTGACCCGGCAGTCAAGGAACAAATGAGAACTTTGTATGGCGTAGGAGAAGGAGAACTTGCTGCCTACTTTCTTGACCCTAAGCGCACTGCTCCTTTACTAACCCGCCAGGCACAGGCAGCCAGCATTGCTGCACGTGGTTTGGAACAGGGTGGAATCCAATTGTCCGGCACTTACGCCGAGGACCTTGCCCGACGTGGAATCACTGACCAACAGGCTCGCGCCGGATTTGCTGAAGTCGGCGGCTTAGGCGAACTAAGGCAGACTTTTGCGGGTGAGACTGCACTGTCGAGCGAACAATTGGCAGGTGCGGCATTTGGGATTGATGTCGCCGCGCAACAAGAGTTAGAGCGTCGTAAGCGTCTTCGTGTCGGTGAGTTCGGTGGTGGCGGATCATTTGCTCGGACAACTGGTGAAACATCAGGCTCAATTTCTACTTCGGTAGGTAAAGCGCAATAGCATACTTGACACTTGCAAGTCAAGTGTGTGTATACTGGGAATGTTCGGTTACGGACACCATTGGAAAGCCCCCGGTTTCAATGTGCAAAAGGGGTGAGACTTGCAGCCATTCGGGAACCTCCATCCGAGTGTGGGCAGAAGGAGTGGGTCATGTCAGATGCAAACTACGAGTTTGAGGATGATGCAGTGCAAGACCAGCAGCAATCGAAGGACCCTATGCGAGCGCATATGCGGAAACTTGAAGCCGAAAATAAGGCTTTACGTGAAGCAGCGGCAGGAGCAGAGGCAGCCCAACGAGAACTTAACTTCGTGAAAGCGGGCATGGACCCGAACGATCCGAAGTACAAGTATTTCGTTAAAGGCTACGACGGTGAATTAACACCGGAGGCCATTCGACAAGCGGCAGAAGAAGCAAGTCTCATACCAAGTCAGAACAAGGAAGTGGCTGCCGAACGGCAGTCATGGAACCGTGTGGCACAGGCAGCGCGAGCTGGCGAGACTAGCGAACCTCCTGTTGATTACGCTGAACGTGTTGCCAATGCAAAATCCCCTGATGAAGTGATGCAACTGCTAGCCCAGGCGCGAGCCGAAGCAGAAAAGTACTAATCACTCCCCTTAGGATTCACATTCTTTGGGGCTACCCCTAAAGGAATAAAGAAATGGCAATTACACAGGCCAGTTCGGTTTCTGTAGATCAGTCTGCTTACGATCGTTTGGCGTATTTCGCCCTACGTTCAGAGATGCTGTTCGATCAGGCAGCCGACGTTCAAGCAACAAACCAAGCTATGCCAGGATCAGCTGTAATCTTCACGATTTTCAGCGAACTTGCAGCAGCAACTTCAACCCTCAGCGAAACTGCTGACCTTACCCCTGCAACAATGGGCGACAGTCAAGTAACAGTAACTTTGGCTGAATACGGCAACACAATTGCCACAACCGCAAAACTCCGTGGAACAGCGTTCTTGGACGTTGATGCAGCAGCAGCGAACCTTATCGGTTACAACGCTGGTGACTCACTGGATCAGGTTGTTCGCGAAGTGCTTGCAGCAGGAACCAACGTTGCATACGGTGGCGGTGGATCATCTGATCCTTCAAGCCGTGTAACGGTTGCAGCAGAGGACATCATTGAAGCCAACGACATTCGTAAGCAGACTGCTGCTTTGCGTGCTGCAAACGTTGCAACCTTCAATGGTTACTACATGGGCTACATCCATCCTGACGTGTCGTACGACCTTCGTCGTGAAACCGGCAACGCATCATGGAACGCACCTCACATCAACGTTGACACAGCCAACATCTACAACGGCGAAATCGGAACCTTTGAATCAGTACGATTCATTGAAACCCCTCGCGCGAAGGTGTTCACTGACGCATCAAACGGAACCAGCACAACTGGCAACGTTGACGTGTATTGCACGCACATCATGGGTCGTCAGGCTCTTGCAAAGGCATACAGCCAGATTGATGGCAATGGTGCTTTCGCAAAGGTTGTTCGTGGCCCAGTGGTTGACTCGCTCATGCGTTTCAATCCAATCGGTTGGTATTGGCTCGGTGGCTACGGCCGCTTCCGCGAAGCTTCGTTGCGTCGCATTGAGTCGTCATCCAGCATTGGTGCTAACTAATAACTAGTTAGTCCTCCACAAGATGTGGGGTAGCCGAGTCCCCTCGCTCGGTTGCCCCACTTTTGTATTTGGTATAGTCTGTTGAACGAAAGGTTTGTATGTCGATTTCTAACTACGCGGAATTAAAGATTCTTGAACACACGACCGGCAAGACTGCTTGGACTATTCCTACGAATGTTTATGTGAAGTTGCATACAGCTGATGCCGGCGAGGCTGGTACTTCTTCGGCTGCTACTGAAGCAACTCGTAAGGTCGCTGCGTGGGCTACTGCTTCGTCCGGTGCTATTGCAACTTCTGCAACTTTGGAGTGGACGAACGTTGCTGCTACTGAAACTTATTCGCATTGGTCTATGTGGGATGATGTTTCTGCGGGCAACTGTTTATGGACTGGTGCGTTGTCTTCGTCTGCTGCTGTTACTGCTGGCGATACATTCCAAATCACTTCTCTCACGCTGTCTCTCGACTAGCCGTCAGGGGATAACCCCTCATGGCGATTACAGCAGTCACAGGGTTCACCGAATCTTTTAGTGACACACACCCGTTTTATCGGGGAACCTATTTTAAAGTTGTAGCACGTAGTGCTACGGGTTCGGGTAATGGTTCTGCGTCTGTGGCGCACACCAACTATGAGCAACGTTTAGGTCAGTTAACTGACTTCAGTTTCCCTTACCGTTTTGGTGGGCGGTTTTATTTGGGTGTTCGTGCGGTAATCACCGTTACTGCTACAGCGTCCGGTTTAGGTACTGCGTCTTCTGAAGCACAAGTGCTACGTCAACGGCAAGGTACTGGTAGTGGCGTTGGTAGCGAAACCGCTATCAGGATTGTTGTCGTTCTTCGTTCGGCTACTGGTTCTGGTGTTGGCACGATGGATTCCACGGGGCTTCATATTGCGCCTCGTACAGCGTCAGATAGCGGTCTTGGCTCCCAGAGTGCTACTGGCAAGATTACGCCTGTTAGAACGGCTGTGGGTAGCGGATCAGGGGATTCTGTTGTCACGTTCATTCGTGTACCTTTGCGTACTGCCACGGGTTCAGGCGACGGTTCGGGAACTGGTATTGATCTTGTCATCAACATCCGTACCGCTGTCGGTAGTGGTGTGGGTGATTCGGTTGCTCTCGGTGGCATCCTGTATTTCCGTTCCGCTACAGGATCAGGTCAGGGAACAGATTCGGCTAACTGGGTTAAGTCCCATATCTTCCGTGTTCCTTATACCTACAACTACCCAGGTGCTACTTACCGTGATGAGGGTGCAGCAAACCGTTTGCAACGCTACAACCGAACCAATGTACGTGTACGCAACCTGTATGAACTCACTGACGGCAGCTACACAACAGTCGATCAACGCGATCAAGGTCAAGTAGCAAAACTGTGGCTAGGTGGCCACGACCACTACTTAACTGACGCAGAAGTTGTAGAGTTAACCACCGCAGGATTCGGAGCAAGCATCACCTAATGGCTATCTTTCGCACACCAACAGACAACTTTTCTCGTAAGACACTCCCAGAGATGTTCACTAAAGGGATTGTGCTGTCACAGGAAGAACGACTAGCGAACCGTTTAGCGTCCCATGTTGCCCCCACCCCCAAAGGCAGAAACGTGTACCTGCTGAACACCGGAACATACACAGAGAACCAACCTGGCGATATGTCTATTGTTGCAAAAGTTTATTACGGTGGGCATGATATTGAAGTGGATGCTACTGAGGTAGCATCGCTAACAGCAGCAGGATATGGGAGTTACATCAGTGGTTAAACATCAAGAAACGCACCCCAACTTAGATGTTGAGGGATGCTTCGGTTGTAAGATTGCTTACGTTGGCATCGGTGCGGATGCTATGCCGTCGCGTGGTGGGAAAGCTCGTATTGCAACGATCAACGATAAGGACCGTGTGCTAGACAAGGACTTAGACGCATATCAGCGTTTACGTCGTAACGGGGTACAACCTCGCAAGATTGACGGTGCAGCCAAAGTTGAGAAACGAGCAGAAGAAAAATGGCAAGTCGAAACGGGGATACTCCCCAACGCTTAAGTCTTGTTGGGGTGAACCTACCTCATGTGGGGTACGGCAAAATGGTGTCCGGTTTACGGGACGCGCTATCAACCAAAGTTGAATTGTGTGATGACGCTGAACGAGTTGTCTTTGCGCTTAGACCTAACCTGATTAAAGGCTGGACTACCGGACAGAACCCTGCATTGCTGACCATGTGGGAAACAAACTGGTTGCCACCACAGTTCTCCGAATACCTGCACCTGTTTGACACGGTGATTGTTCCGTCTATGCACAACTGGGAATTGTTCTCACAGTTTCATGACAATGTGCGTGTAATACCGTTAGGGGTTGACCGTGATGTTTGGTTCCCAAAGGCTCGACCAGAGAACGAGAAGTTTCGTATCTTGTGCGGTGGATCAGAGTGGTATCGAAAAGGATTAGATGTAGTACTTAAAGCTTTCCTATCATTGAAACTTTTTGACGCAGAACTTCATATTAAGATTGTCCCCCCACACCTGTCTGCCCCCGACAATTTGGTTTATCCGAATGTGGTGGTGCATGACAAGTGGATGACCGTAGAAGCAGAAGCTGATCTTGTTCGTTCTGCTGACTGTTTTGTGTCGGTGTCCCGTGGTGAAGGTTTCGGGTTGATGCCGTTGCAGGCTGTCTCAGCAGGTGTCCCGACGGTTCTGTCTGACGCACACGGTCACAGAGAATTCTCCGATCTGGCAACCCACAGAATCCCAACCCGTTCGGTTCCAACCAACGCCGGTGTATGGCAGGACATGGGCGACTGGGACGAACCAGACTTTGACGCTTTGTGTGATGCACTAAAGGATTTGCATAAGAACCATAAGCGTTACCGGCAACAAGCAGAAGTCCATGCTGGCGAGACAAGCGCGTTCAACTGGAACACGGCAGCAGATCAGTTGTTGCAGGTGGTCAAACCGACAACTAACAAGGTGTCCGGCAAGTGGAAAGCATTGGAACCTGAGTGCGAAATTGAGGTAAAGAAACGGGTGCAAGCTGACATTGGCGGGCATCGAGTGGAACTAAACCCAGGTGTAAAGCACCGTGTAGTGTTGAATGTACGTGACGTTTTGAAAGCAGCAGGACTCCTGATATGAAAAAAGATAAGCCAGTTTGGGAAACACCAAACCCTAAGAAAAAGTCAAAGAAGCTCAGCCCTAAGAATAAGGCTATGGCTAAAGCGTCAGCAAAGAAAGCTGGCCGTCCTTACCCGAACCTGATTGACAACATGAAGGCTGCTCAGAAGCGTGGCTAAAACCGCTGCATGGCAACGCAAGGAAGGTAAGAACCCTGCTGGTGGTTTGAACGCTAAAGGTCGTGCGTCAGCCAAGAAGCAGGGTATGAACTTGAAGCCACCTGTTTCTGCTTCACAGGCTAAGAAGTCTCCGAAAGCAGCGGCTCGACGTAAATCGTTTTGTGCGCGGATGGGTGGGTCGCCAGGTCCGTTGAAAGACTCTAAGGGTCGTCCTACTCGTAAGGCTTTGGCTTTGCGGAAGTGGGATTGTTGAGGCGTGGTAATCTGATTGCCTAACTAGCGAAAGGTTGCAGTATGCCAAAGGTCGGAAAGATGGAGTTCCCTTACACCGCTAAGGGTATGGCTGATGCCAAGAAAGCCAAGAAGAAGATGGCTAAGCCTATGAAGAAGGCTAAGAAAAAGAAGTAAATGTCCACCGCCAGCGCACTACTGGATCGGGTCAATCGCCAGCTTCTTTCGGGAACCATTGAGGAACGAAACAAGTTAGCGACAACTGTCGATTCTGACGACACATCTTTTGTTATGACATATGACTTGGGTGGTCTTCGCGCTGGAACAGTTTTTGAGATTGACTCTGAACTGGTTTATGTTTGGGAAGCAACTAGCGGTTCTAAGACTTTGACCGTTGAACGTGCCTACATGGGGACTACTGCGGCTGCTCATACCGCTGGTGCGGTTGTTACGTTGAACCCGCGTTTCCCTAAAGCACAAATGTTGGAAGCGTTGAACCAAGACATCGATGATTTATCTAGCCCGCTGAACGGATTGTACCGTATCGTGTCGGTTGATGTGGACTACAACGGTTCGGATCGTCAAACAAATTTGACTGGTGCGACATCTGTGTTGGATTTGATTGATGTCCGTTTGCGTTATTTGGACAGCGACTATCCGGTGATCCGCATGACCCGTTTGCAACGTGATCTTCCTACGGCAGATTTTGCTTCAGGGTATGCGATTGTGTTTGATGAGTCGGTGATGGCAGGCAGTTTGCGTGTCCGGTACAAAGCCCCGTTCACCCGTGTGTCTGCGATCGGCGACAACCTCCAGTCGGTAGCAAATGTTCCTACCACGATGGAAGACATTCTTGAACTTGGTGTGATGTCGCGTGTGTTGTCGGTGCGCGAAGTGAAGCGCAACTTTATTGAATCGCAAGGTGACACTCGTCGTTCTGACGAGGTTGGTGCTGGTGCGATGCGTGACTCGTTTAGCAATATCTTGCGTTTACGCCGTGACCGTATTATTGCTGAAGCAGCGAAACTTGCGAGACAGTACCCGTTAACGATTAGGTCGTAGCGGTGGCAACGCTAATAGATTTTTCTACCGCATACCGTGGTGGGCCTTCATACTTCACTGGTACAGGTTCTACACAGGTAGTTCCATACATTTACCCTGTCGCTATTAACGGCAGACCGTACATGATTGATACGAAGTCAAATGGTTTCGGTCGACAGTTTGATGCGCGTGTTCGTGACTCGGTTGACCAGTCGGCTGAACCTGGTGAGTCGGCGATTAACCCGCAAGGTTTGTGGCGTAGGTCGCAGTCGTCTTGGCATTATGGTGCTGGTCAAACTTATTCGGATACTGCTGACGCTGAGGCGTACCGTTTCCGTTCTAGCAAGGGTATTGATGTTTGGAGCCGTGGCAAGTTGTCGTTGCTTCCTGATACAACACAGGCATATCCGTCTGCTAACACGAACCTATATATGGCTACGGCTAGTAACAGAATTTATGGGACTGACGGACAAACTGTTAAACACACAACCGATTGGGTAACTTTCACAACGGTAACTAGCACCAATGCGTCAAACCTTTACAGCATCACCTCTGACGGCTACAACGTGTTCTTCTCTTACGCTGACGGCGACATAGACCAAACCAACGCTGGAACCTCTGCTGCATCTAACTACATCACCGGCATTGAGGCTGGAGTGTTGGCATATGTTCGTGGACGTTTGATGGTTGCAGGTCAAGGCA